AATTTTGTGAGTGGTTAATTAAATCTCTTAGTTCTGGCATTGTTCTTCTTACTAACAATGCACGATGATTTTGTTTATCACAATATCTAAGAGGGTCCACTAACATTGCGTAAGATTTACCACCACCTCTTGCACCACCATAAAATACTTCTCTTTCTGATGCTGCTAGAAAATCAGATTGTGGTCCATCATTAGGTTGAAAGATTATATCTTTTTTTTCAAAAGCTTTTTTAATAGTGGGTGGTGCTTCCTGTATTTCTTTTTCATCTATTACAGTTTTTACTTTACCCTCTAATACTACATCTAAATCTTTTATCTTTTTATGTTTGTTATGTAGTTTGTTTCTTTCTTTATCTAATTCTCTTTTTGCTTTTAATACTCTGTCTCTTTGATAATCTAGTTGCTCTCTTACAGATTCTCTTGCTTTTAATTTTATATTATCCTTGTTAACTATTTTATGAAAACCTTGTCTACTAATTTTTCTTTTGGTTTTACTATAAATATAATCAACACACTTTTGTAAAGACTGTCCTTTACCATGTAGCTTTACAGCTTCTTCTAAAACTTCTAATTCCTCTGGTATTGGTAATACTAACTTTGGGTCTTCGTCAGATTTTTTATATCCAAATGGAACTAGTGTGCCTTTAATCCTCTTTGGTTGATACATTCTTTGGTGGTAATATAAATATTCCGTGTTGGACTTTTGCATTTAAATCAATGCGTTCTGTTTTAGATATTCCAACTCTATCTAAAATTTGTTTTGCTGCTTCTAGTCTAGTGTTAGCACCAGGTACACTACCATCTTCATCTAAAGCATTTATCATTCCCATAACTGCTTTTGGTGAATGAGTAGCTAACACACCTTCAGCTCTTTCTATTATTTCTTCTTTCAAAGACTTAACAATTTTTTGATAATTACTTTCATCGTATCCTGCAAGTTTAGCTGCTTGTCTTGGATTACCATGAGCATCACTAAATAAATGTTGTAAAAAACTTTCTTGTTTTTCTGTGAGCTGTTTATTTTTTTCAGGAACTAACATTGCGAACCTTTTGTAAATGTTTTTCTGTTCTTTCTTGTAACCATTCAGGAGTTTTTCTAATACCTGCTTTTTCTTCTGCTTGTCTTTCTTTCATTCCCTGTCTGGCTGCACTAATCATTTGGTCTCTTGCACCATGCTCTCCTCTTTCAATAAAACTTAACCTTGGTGCAGTTATCAATTGTTCTATGTTTTTATTTTTTAGTGGTATCTTTCTATCGGCGATAGGTAAATACTCATCCCATATCTCGCCTGTTTTTATATTTCTGTATGTATATACTGGCATTATTTTTTTTTGTTAAAACTTTTACTTCTTTTTTTAGCTGCCTTAAGTGCAGATGTTTGAGACTTATGTATGCTTGTTGGTTTTAATGTTCCTTTTATTATCTTATTTCTTATTTGGTCCTCTGTATAAGATTTCCCTTTAATTTTACTAGGTGCATTTATCCAAAAGCCACTGTCCATTTTTATTGTTACAGATACTTCATGTGCCATTATTTTATATCCTCAAAATATTTTCTTTGATATTTATTTAATTCTGATAAGGTATTTACATCAGTATCACTTTCACATAATTTTTTATATTTAGTTTTATCGTTCAACCAACTTCTACCATTCCAAAATTCAAATCCATTAAATCTAGATTTGTATAAACTTGTTTTTTCATAACCATAAGATAGATAATACTTTTTACATTTATTTTTAATGGACCAATCAATCTCATAAAGTGTTGCGTATGTTCCCATTCCTATCTTTGGATTTTCATAATCCCAAGCAAACTGTCCTGTTAATACATGTTTACTATTAAAAACTTTTAATTCTGTAAACGCTACTGGTTCATTTTTGTAATAGTAAATAAAATATTTCCAGTCTATGTAATCTTCTTTTTCAAATACTTCACTGTCCTCTTCATAATCTTTTTCGTGAAACTTTTTATACCTAACATACTTTTTATAAATATCTGATATTATACAAAAAAGTTTATCGTCTATTTTATCAAATACTTTTACAGTGATATCTTTTTTTCTAAGTGTCTTTCTTTGTTTTTTACTAAAAGAAAATTTATTTAAAAGTATTCTTGTATTCCTAGCATTAATCCAAGTTAAGCTATCTAGCTTTGTGTAGTACCATGATAATGGTATCCATCCATTTTCAAAAGCTTGACAGTATTCATCCTCACTAAAATTTGCTAGTGCTAGAGAATATATGAAATCATAGTTTGTTAATTTTCCTGTGATATGGTCAAAAAATAATTTCACTAAGGTCGTTCAAACTGAGTCATGTATGAATCATCAGTTGTAACATCTTCTTCTCTAGTATTTTCTACTGTGTAAAAATTCTGGTCTATCTTGTATCCTGGATTCTTTGTTAATCTTTCTTCCATGAAAGCATCATCATACCAAATAGTTCTATTGTTTGGATATGCAAAAAAGTTTCCGTCATCCATTCTAAACATGTGAGCACATTTATGTTCTGGGTCCTCACTAAAGTTTGTATCTAATACACCTGCTTTATTTTCCCACGCCCAATCTATTGTAAACATGTATGTACCTTTTCTTTTCACACCTTTGTAATCTACTAACTCTGCTCTGCAGTTAGCTAATCTATTTCTTCTGTTAACATCAACATAAGGTGAAAAGCAATCCCAATACTGATGTATATTTAAATTATGTTTAGGAGCATCTTTCTTCCAACAAAATGCATGGATAGGTCTTCGTGTCCAGTTTACTCCGTTGGGTAATAAACATTCAAATAATAATGCTCTTCTTTCTAAACTATTTACAGTATGCACATCAGCAAAAGTAAAATCACCGTGACCTTTTTCATGGTCGTATAAATATTCATTTCTAATGTATGCACTAAATGGTGGTAAGTTATGATTTAAATAAGCCAACTATCTATTTTTTTCCACAATGTAAACAGACTCTGTTCCTTTGACTGCTTTGAATATATTACCCTTTGGACTTACGACCTTTAACATGTCGTTGAGACTTTGGTGGATTTTTCTTACTCCCACCAGGACCAGACCAAAGAACTTTATTAGCCCAATAAGCAGCACTTGTAGGACCCTTTTTAATATTTTTACCATGCCTTGCTTTAAATGACTTCCTAGCTTCTGCACTGTAGTTATGCCCCATAGAAGCATCACCGAACCGAATAAGCCTTGGTCTGCCGTTTTCGAGTATAGCGACCTTACCTTTTTTACCACCCTCAGTAGTCCTAACTGGTTTGTTGAATGCAGTGAGACCATGCTTCTTAAGAAAGTTTTTTCTTTTTTGTGCTTCGCTTAGTTTTTCTGACATTTTTCCTAGGTTTAATTTTACCAACAGCTATCATGATAACTGTCTTTGATTTATTATTTTTATTCTTCATTAAGACCTTCTTAATGGTTTATTTTTTTTCATTCTGCCAGACATCATTCTTTTCTTTTTTCTTTCTAGCATTTGTTGTCTAGTCATTCTACCTGCTACAACCATAGGTTGTCCTGCTGTTCTCATTGCACCTGCAAGAGGTTTAGGCTTTTGTTGTGACTCCGCCATCTTTCCTCTAATAGGTTTCATCCTACTTTTCATAGCAGGAGTAGTGGTCTGTATGACCTTTGGTTTTTCAGGGGCAGGTTGTGGTTTTGTTTTTTGTTTTAACCTAGCTTGTTTCAAAGCCTGTTCTTGAGGCTTCTTTTTTTTAAGTCTTTGTGTTTTAGGTTTCATTATTTGTTATAAGTATCAAGCTGTCTAATAGACTTATCTAATCTATTATCATTCTTAGAACCACCACTTATGTGGTCATACTTGTAACCGCCCATGAGATGTTTAAAACTAGCCTTACCGCCTTTAGCATATTTTCCTAAAGGTGTTTTAGCAAAGTCTTTCATCATGTAGTCTCTTTTAGTTTCCATATTATGCTCCTTTAATCACTGCTATAACAATGACTATACCTATAACACAAACAATAGTTTTGCCCTTTTTGTTTAAGCTATTCCATTTGTTTTTTATATCAATCCACTTATTTGATAAGTAGTCCATTATGCCCTCCCTTTTTTCATGGTAGCTCCTGCAATCCTATCTGCTTGTGTAGGATTAGGGTCGTTATCTATCCCTGCCTTAACAGACAGCATACCAAACTCAGTTGTTTTGTTATTCTTGTTATCAGACATCCCATTAAACTTTTTATCTTTTGGGCTTCTTAATTTGTTTTTCATTTTTTTCTTTCTCCTAGTAATACTTTAAATTTATGTACTCTTCTTCTAGCTTCTTTTTCTTTTGTTTTATTTTTTTCTTTGATAGCTATACCAACGTCTCTTCTAGCTTTCATTAACTTCTTAACTAATCCTTTTTTGTACTCACTATCTTTTAGTGGTGACTTCTTATACTTTTTTCCTTTTACGGTTATGTATTTTTCTGATGGCATCTTTACCTGCTTTTGCTATTCTTGCTTGTTCTAATTTACCTGCTACCTTCGCTCTTTGCTCTACCACCGTTAGTATTTGTATCTTCCTAGCAAATGGTTTATTAATCTTTTTAACTTTGGCAACTGTCGCCCTTGCGTCAGCAGGAGTAGCAAACTTAATCGGCACAGTGTCTTTCGGGTTTTCATCTGTGTATAATCTCCTATCAGAACCTTTTGGCTTTTTACCTGTTCCTACTTTTGGGTCTCTTTTTTTCGACATTCTTTATGGTCCCTTTATTTTTAGAAGCATAGAATACTGACTTGGCTTCTTTGCCATAAGTCTTCTTCATGGCTTTCATTATCTTTCTACCTTTTTCGTTTAGTGGCATTCTTTGCTTTACTAGGTAATATACCTTTGTTCACAGCTCTCGCTCTTTCTGAGAACCCTAATTTTTTTCCTTGTTTTAACTTCGACCTAATAGTGGATAGCTTGGCTACCATTATTTATTTAATTTATTTAAATACTGATTTAAATCTTTTGCGTTAGCTTTTCTTAAATCATCTTTTGTAACAGCTACATACTTCTTATTATTAAATGTGAATAAAGTACCTTCCCCTTTTTTTCTAGCTGCTGCAAATGCTTGACCAAATGTTCCACCAGGAACTGTAGGTTTTTTTCCGTTAGTTTGTTTTTTAGTATCCTTTTTACCTTGGTTTGAAAAAAGAAATGGTGCTGTAGTGGCTACAGCTAATAATGCTTTATCTCTTTTTCTTAATAATTTAGTTCTAGGATTAACTCTAGAGGCAGCTCCTGCAATTGGCTTAGGAGTGTATACTACTAAATCTCTACCCCCCTTACTCACAGGCTTATTAAAATTTTTATTTAAGAATGAACTTACTGTTTGTCTATCAGCTACTTGTGGTTGAACCTGACCCTTCTTTGGTTTAATAACTTTTTTTCCAGATGCTATTAATTTATTTTTACTAATATAATCTTTTGCTTTATTTATTAATCCTGGTGTGTACCTTCTTGCTGCTTTAGCTAATCCGTTTCTAACTATAAAGTTAGCTGCAGCTTTTACACCTATTGCTATTAACGCCATTACTTTTTCCTCACTGTTTGTGCTGCACGTCTAAACTGTGCTGCAGTTGGTGCACCTTTTGCACCTTTTTTTCTCATTTTCTCTCCACGTTTACGTTTAGCGTGTATGTTTGCGTATAATCCTTTTCTCATTTTTTCTTTTTTGAGGTTTTTTTAGTTTTTTTCTTCTTACCACCTAGTAAATCTTTATCAGCTTTCCTTGCTCCGCCCTTACCAGTTACAAAAGAACGTACTCTACCCATAGCCCATTGGTGTTGAGACACCTTTGGTCTACTTCCTGCAGAAAAATATGCAGCTAGTCCTCTCTTGTATACAGAATCTAGTGTAGATTTAGAAAATCTTGATGCACCAGGTATACTAGAATACTTTGACATTAACCTTTTCTCCTTTGTTCATCTATTTTTTTCATCATAGCAGGAGTTAGCTTACCTTCTCTATAAAGTTTTGCAGTTCTTTTGATTTCAGCCTCCCTTTTTTTAGGATTTTTAGCACCCCTAACGTATTTTAGCGGCACTCCACCCTTAGTCTTAGGGACTGGTGGGAATTTACGCTTGTTTTTTTTCTTTTTTTTAGCTGCCATAATGGTATAATTATAAATAAGCCCTCCGTGATGCCTCTATTTACTATAATTTTAAGATTATATCTATGTGTGTAGCCCATTGGAACACAGGCTTATTATGATTTATATATTATAGGCACGAATAAACAATCTGTCAACAATAAATTGTCTTGACATGTTAGATATTTGCATATATAATATATATTGAGCCTGGGCGGGAGGAATATCTATAGTTACCTTATGGCGAACTGAAGTCCAGACAAAGGGTTTACATAGATACAACTTAGTTATCCCTACCTTCATTTACTCTTTCCCAGGTTCACTTCTATATTTTACCTAAATACAGCATATCTTAAACTGATGGCGAACCCAGTTGACAACCCTTTTTGTTGATTTTAGCGGAGTCTCGTATATATAGTATACGGGCGGGTGGGGTGGCAGGTGCATGGGGTACACATAGTGTGCTATCTGTAGAGTTACCATTGTAAATCTATCGTGAGTAGACAATCTTTGAGGCTAATATCTATCGCCAGACTTGCTAATCTCTATGGTTTACAGTGTGAGTAAATAAAGTGTTTGTACTCTGTATTATAGACATAAAAAAACCCCCTGAGTATTTCATCAGGGGGCTTGGGGGCTTGTTAGTTTATTATTTAGGTTGTAACCAGTTTTTAGGATTGCTTAACATTGCTGTAGCTGCTTCATGTTTTTTTATTCTGTTTGTTTCCCAAAATATTCTTTTCTTTTCTAATCCTTTAGCTACATAATTATTAAATCTAGTTAAATCAAAGTGTCTATTACTTTGTTTACATATTGATTTAATTCTACTGTCTAAATTTGTAATTACTTGGTGAGCTATCTTAAAACTTCCATTGTCTATGTAATGGAGTTCGATATCGTCCCTAAGTTCAATCATCATATCAGCAATAGCGTCAATGTCTTTTCTTGTCATAGTCATTTTGTACCTACTTTCTTTTATTAATTAATAGATATTTTAAATTATTTTTTACTAAATTTAAACAAAAAAAAAGCCCCCGATTAAGGGGGCTAATTAGATTATTATATTAATTATTAGGCTAGGGCTTCGGATTGTGTTGCCTTTGGATTGCCGAAGTCAATTGAAGCTTCGGTCTCACCGTATTGGCTTTCTGTGTTTATGGTGTCAGCTACATTTGTTAAGGTAGATAGCCAATCAGTTGAAGCTAATTTTTTAAGTACATTGTCACCGCTTCGGCTTTCTAAAATATTTCTGACTACCTTGTCACCGCCTTGCTTTTTAAAGTCATTTAAAATCTTAACTAACATATTAAATTTTGCTGTATTTGATTTTAAACTATCTTTGTTTGGTGTTCCTGAACCATTGCCAAGGTCTATATTTTCACCTAATACATATTTTTTATAGAGCTTTGTTATCTCATCTACTCTTTTATTTTCTATAAAATCAGTATTTTCATTTGGAACTTTAATAGCTTTCAAAGCACCGCTTTTTGTTTCAACATGCTCATTTCTGTGAGTCTGTAAAATATTTGACTTGCCTTGTAAAGTCCACCTGTTATTAACCTTTACAAATTTAAAGTCATTTTCATTGCTGAAAACTAAGATGGCATACCTTGTCGCTTTTGATACTAAGTTATCAAATGCGGCTTTAGGATAGAAATCCTTGCCGTTAACATCCTTATCAAATCTATTAGCTTTTTTTAATTCCTTGCTAATAAATTCTTTTATTTTGTCAGGGTCATTAATCTTAGAAGCTTTTGCGAACTTCTTAGCGTATCCAAAACAGTCATAAGCCAGTGAATAAATCTTGTCATTATTTTTGCCAGTCATCTCAACAGTGGCTTGAATAAATCTAGGTGCAAGATTATTTACTATATCTCTGGATGTTTCTTTATAGCTTTCATTGACTTCAAATGAAAATTTGTTGTCAAATTTAAAGCCCTCAAGTTTACCCAAAATTTTAGACTTATTGAATTTTATCTCTTCAACCGTCTTTTTGAGCTTTTTTACTTTATTAGTCATTATTAACCTACTTTCATTTAGTTAGTTAATAGTGATTATCCACATATTAATTATCTTGTCAACACCTATTTTCTATCGGCGATAGAGTTATTTTAAATTTTCTGTGGATAATTTGACATGCAATGTTTCACATGAAACACTATAACCATGTTTAACAATATAGATTTTATGATTATGAGCAATGAGAAAACTAACAATACCTTGTTTATTGTAAAGCCTCAAAACTTTTCAGCTAAGATTATGTTAAATAATTTGTCTATCGGCGATAGAGAAAACATAGAAAAAAAAGCTGATGTTTACTTAATACGAAAAGGGCAATCAATGAATAACTTTTTTTCAAAAGCTCTAACAAATAAAATGAAATCAACAATATTAAACGTGCATTATGGAGGTAAATAAAAAATGACATACTTGGTTAATGATATTACTTTTTACAAAAGTGATGATGAGGGAAATATCATAACAGACGAGAAGGGAAACGAAAAAATATTCAGAATTAAATCAGGTGTAAGGGTTAAAGCTATTGAATATCTACCTGAAAATTTTGAAGATGACATGATGGAAGAGGTAAATAAAAATGAAAGTACACTCCGAGAATGAAATAGAAAAAATAAAACAGCAATTGTTTAATGAAAAAGAGAGTTATAACAGTAAGTTATTGGAAATAGCTCAACAATACGATAACACTAAAGATGGGCTAGATAGAGTTTATCAACAACTATCTGAACTAGCTGAAAAACTAGGTATTGACACGAAGAAAGAATAGTTTAATATAAAATACGATTAGCAAAAACTTCTTTTTTTGCATATTGTGTCCTCCTTGACTTTACCCTCACCGCTAAATGCGGTGGGGGTTTTTTAATTTATCTATTTGTTTTATTTTTAAAGTAGACATACGCCCAGTTCCTATCATCTTCTCTGTATTCTGTATCAACAAATCTTCTGATATTATCTTCATTACATTTATTAATATTACTAAAATAATCAAGTAAGACGCTAAGCTTTTCAATAAAGTTTTTAACATACATATTTATTCCTCCACGATTATACATTATACAATCTAAAAAGTGTTTAGACTATTGCTATTATGGTAAGGCTGATATGTTTGACATGAAACTCTATCGGCGATAGTATGATTACATGAATGCAGATAGGGAGAATAACAACAAAGATAATATGAAAAATGGAGTAGGTCAGTGTGGCTGTTATATTTTATTAAAAGAAACAATGAGGAAACATTACATAAAATCTGATTTAACTAAGCATAAGAAGCATACGCCTAGGTGTTTATATGTTTCATCAAAAGCTTAGGGAGGATAGAATGATACCAAATGACGAAGTAGGAATACAACAATTTAATAAAGCTCATGATAAGGTAATAGAAATTTTAAAAAAACTTAGTAAAGCTTATCAAGATTCTAATGAAGAGGAAGCACTCAAGATAGTCAATGAGATAACATCTTGGAAAGTAGCTTACGAGGATTCTAAAGAGTTATCTAATAATAATTAATACTTCAGGGGGGTATATTGCCCCCCGACAGCCATAAGGTTTTTATCATATTTTTTGCCACTTGTAGATTTGACATAGAGTCGCACCTAGTATATTATTTAACTATGAGTATGCGATATGTAAGGATATTAATAAGCCTTCACCTCATGGGGTTGTTTACTCTGTTAATAGACGAAAGTCCCCGAGCTTCGGCTCCGTGTTCATGGTCTATACTATCGGCGGTAGAAAAGAATCTCCGCAAAGTAATTCGACTATCGCCGATAGACTTAATGAAAGGTAGGTAAAAATGATGGTAGTAGTAACAACAAGAAAAAGAAAAGATGTAGTTCAAGGATTTACCATAACATCTAAGAACTTAGAAAAAGATGATATAGTCCTTACAAAACTACATTGTGAATCTGTTACACCTGAAACAAAGATAAGGATAGCAGACGGATACAAAAACAGAGACACAAGACTTTGTGAAGTTCCTTTGTTTTATGACGAGAAGCAAAGCGAGTTTGGCTCTGTTCTTGTTCAAGATATGTATGCAGTAAAACGTGATAACGTTTGGATACCAATCTATCATGAGAATAGATAGAACTAGATATCTCAAGAACGTTTACCCTGCCAAGGATTATCCGTATCATATTATAAAAAAAGCCAAGAACATAAAACTTGGCACGACTGTTACGAAGGGCAGACATACAGGTAAGTTAATGTATACTGTAACGTTTGAAGAGAGAGCTACGTGTCCTACATACTGTAAGCATTGGTACGATTGTTATGGTAACACAATGCCATTTGCTCACAGAATACAATACGATAAGCATACAATAAAAAAGATGGATGCTGAGTTGTCTATTTTAAATAATAAAAAGCAGGGTGTGTTGATTAGACTTCATGTACTAGGTGACTTCCCTGATTTAAAATACGTGAAGCAGTGGGAGAAGTGGCTAGATAAATATCCTAATATATCTTGCTATGGATACACAGCTCACAATCCTAGAGATTCTATCGGCGATAGAATAAATAGGATGAATACTAAATACTGGGAGAGATGGAGTATTAGATTCTCTAACTTTCCAAAGTATAAGTTTTCAGCTAACTCAGAGGATATAACTAGCAAGGGTATAGTTTGTCCTGAGCAATCTGGAAAAGCAAAAAGTTGTGCATCTTGTGGACTTTGTTGGAATACTAAATCAAAGTCTGTATTATTCATGACGCATAGCATTGACTTAAGGAAGGTAGGTAAAAATGCAGATAGAAAATAAAACTCTAGCAGACACCATAAAAGAACAAGTGGGTAATGGATTCTTCTATTGTCTATTTCAAAAAAAGAATGGTGATTACAGAGAAGCACTATGCAGGTTTGGTGTAAAGAATTACAAATCTGTTATAGATGGTGAGCAAAAGACTATCGGTGATAGAGTATCACCAATCACTGTAAGTAATACTGGTATTTGTGTTAAAGAATTTGAAAACAAAGAATACCAAAAGAACCAAAAAAAGAAGCATGACTTTACATCTATTCGATACGATAGTATAAGATTACTTAAGTTCAAAGGAGTAATGTATAGAGTAGAATGTATGGAGAATGACATGATGAGATTACTAGCACTACAACAAATACCACAAGAACTAGAAAAGTTTGTGAAGCTGTTGTATAAATCATCATCATTCGGTTATGGTATTGGTGACTTACCACAGAAAGGAAAGGACAAACAATGAAAGCATATAACAACGTAAACGACAGTAGATTTATTTGTGAAACTAGAGTTCCGATATACTACAAACTTAAAGGAAATAAGATAGTCGTAAATACTAGTAAACTAAGGAAGGAATTAGATTCAGCAGTCTCTAGGATAGAAAGAACGTTAACAGTAATTAATGGAAGGATTGAAAGATGAATCCAACAACAAATAGTGTAACTGTTAGATTAAGTAGTTACAAAGTGGATAGTATGGAAAAGTCGTATGACTTTAATGTTTGGCAAGATGTTACCCCAAAACAATTAAGACAATTTAGTTTAATTATTTCTAAGTTGGTGATGATATATAATTGGGAAGATATACCATGCACTCAAGATAATTTAAGAAAGGCAAAGGTATAATATCATGAGTAGTACAAGTAGATTTTTACAACATAAAGCAGAAAATTTCATGAGCAAGATGGAATTTTTAATATCAAATGGTAAGAGAAGTAAAGATTGGGGGCTACGATTTTCTCTAAAAAAATGGAGAGACAAACATATAGACTTCGATTTAGTAGAGCCATTTATTTATGAAGTTTATGGTGATTACAAAAAACATAATGAAATAATTGAAAGATTAATTCATCAATGGATAGATAGTATTCAGATAAATAAAGCCTGATGCGAAAATTTATACACGATTGTTATCAAGGAGTAATGAATCATGAAAGAAATCCTTTACGAC